GTTCCAGCCGCTCTCGACGCCGATCTTGCGCCAGTCGGTCTTGCCCTTCAGAGGCGGCATCCACTTGAGCAGCGGCTTGCCACCCTTGGCGATGTAGTACCTCGTCGTGTTCTGCACCTGCTGCTCACCCCACTGGAGGTAACTGCTCCTTGGCACCTTGGCCCGCAGCATAAAGTCCATCCTGTCGGGCCAGTTCTCGACCGTCTCGCGGATCGACACCCCTTCGATCAGCACCTTCTCGGCCACCTTGGGGACCACCAGCGCCCCGGCGTTCTGGTGCCATAGAGCGTTCCACTCGAAAGCACCCTTGCGCTTGACTCCGCCGCTCTCGTAGTGGCCAATGTAGTTGTTCACATCACGAATAAACATCGAGCGGTAGATCGCCTGCTCCAGCACCAGCCCCGTCAGGCTTATCCACCAGTCGCACACGCTCTCGACCTGCTGCACTTGGGCACGCGGCACGCGCACAGTGGCCCCGTCGGTGTTGACCTGGGTTAACTCCAGACCCTCAATCTCCATCAGGCGCTCGGCCAGCAGGCACAGCAGCAACTGGCCATTGAGCGTGATCGACATGGTGAACAGCGGATCGTAGAACGGGCTGAACTGGTTGTTGCTGTCGCCGTACACGCCATTCAGTGCGAGCTTGAGCATCGCAGACTCGGCAGACTTCTTCGGGTACTGCTTGCGCTGCTCAAACAGGGTCTTGTAAATCTCGCAGAACCGCTCGCCCAGATGCTGTGGGTACAGCGAGTTGGTGATGGCAAGGTTCGGGTAGTACGAGGCCACATCGAGGTCAATGATGGCGTGATCCTCGTCGGCACTAATCACCCGGTTCTCAACCGACCCGTGGATACCACCAAGGCCAAAGACGAAGGTGAACCCGTTCACGGTCGCTGTCAGATCCGTGAACACGCCCTTGGTTTCCGTGATCACCTGCGACTTGAGCCAGGTCAGCACCCGGTTGAACTCGGGCTGCTGAAACGTGATCCACGGCAGGATGGCGTCAGCCAGCGCGATCTGCGGCCTGGGTGTCTGGCGAGGGGTGCGTCCGTCGTTGCCGAACTCGTAGCACGGCACGCCCGCGTCCTCCAGACGCATGACGAAATACTCCTTGCCGATCTTCGTATCGTTGAAGTTGAGCCAGTCCTTGCCGGGGTACTTGCGGCACAACTCCTCGCGGAACGCGATCATGTCCTTCGTGTGCCCGTAGAACATCCGCGTGGCGGTGACATCGTGCTGGTTGTAGCGCTTCAGTATCTGCGCCTGATCGACGGTTAGCGTAGTGCCCACCTTGAACGGCAGATCCTCGATGCTGTCCATGCGAAGGTTGAACTCCAGCGCCTTCAGGCTCGTGCTGCGGGCCTTGTTGTCGAAGTGATGGACCTTGTACAGGTCAATCTGCTCGACGTAGCGATCCGTAGGCTTGACGCTGTGCGCCCACTTGTCGCTGTCCTGCGCGGCGATGATGGCCTGCGCCTTGTTGTACAGGGTCGCAGCGTCACTGCGACCCATCTGCATCAGGGTGTGCAGGATCGGGTAGTCGAACCCAATGTTGTTGAAGCCCACCATGCGCGACTTCGTGTCAGCGAGGTGGCGCACGAACTCGACAATCTGCCGCGAGTCGTTACGCCAGTCGCTGATCTCGAACATCCACCGCAGCCCACTGTCCGCGTGCTGCACGGCCATGGTGAAGGCGTTGGGAAATGTCTCAAGGTCATACACGAAGTCGCGCACAGCCTTACTGCGCCATCATGAACGGGGGTAGGCCCATCGAGGGAGCAGCGGGCGCGGCAGGCGCAGCGGCTACAGCGCCAAACATGCCCGACACATCGACAGCGCCCTCACCGAACGCCTTACCATCCCCAGCAAACTGAATGGCCACGAGATCCGCACGAACACCGCGCCCGTGCTTGTTCTCCTGAAGCCAAGGCTTCACAGCCACGTTGACACGACAGCCGCCGTACATCTTGCGGGTCAGGGCCTGGTACGCCATCGTGTTGCTCTGGTCGATCGGCGTGCCGTCCGCTTGGATGATCTGCGGCGGGGTGTCGCGGCCAGCAGTGATGAACACATTGCCAGCATACCCGTCGTAGGGCTGGAAGGTCTTGCTGTTGACCTTCTGGTTGCCATCACCGAAGCAGCGCAGCTTGCGATCCGCCTGGATCATCTGCATGACCTGAGCGGCGTGCTCCTTCCACTTCGCAAGGCCCATCTCGTTGACCTTGGTCATGAACTGCTTGAACCCGGCGTGATCGACCGGCATGATGAAATCAGCGGAATACGACAGGCGCTCCTTTCCAGTCTCGGGCGAGACACGCTTTTGCGGCTCGACGAGGTGAGGGAACGACAGGCGCACGTTGGACAGAAAGACGACATCAGACATTACAGTTACTCCAAAGGTTAGGATTACTTCAACCACGCCGGAACATCCGGCTCAATTGCGCTAAACAGCGGCGCAACGTTCGTTTCGATGGCAGGCCGGGAGTCGGAGGCCAGAGCGACCACGGGCTTGCCGGTCGTCCAGGCCACATACTCCTTGCCCATCATCTCGATCTGGCGCTCGGTCAACTTGACCTCACTGCCGTCACGTTTCTTCCAGACCAAATTTTCGGCCTGTGCTGGCGACACCAGGCTCGTCTTGTAGACCGATGCCTTGGGGACGCCCATCTTGATCAACTTCTCTGCGATCTGATCCTCGGGCAGGCTCCACGAGCGCGAACCCTTACCCTTGACCAGCTTCAGCCCTGCGATCTGCTGGCCTGCGTCAAGGCGGCGCTGCGCCTCCTTCTCGACACCCTCGATCAACTGACGCATCAGCGGCGCTGCTTCCATGATCGCCACGATGCGCTCATCAGACATGGCAGCAGGATCTTGTTTCGCCGCACTGCCTGCCAGATCAAGGCCCGCATCGACCACACTGAGTGCCTTGTTCGCCAGTGCATTGCACGCTCCCTTCGCAGGACACCATTTGCACTGCACCTCACCGGGCACGAGCGGTGCATTAGGCGCATCGGTGGCCGCAGCCTGCGCCTTGATCGTCTCCACCACCTCGCCCAGCACCTTCTCGACGGGGTAGTCCACCGAGCGGATCGCCTCACCGCCAAGCAGCGCGAGCTTCGGCTGGATCACGGTCATGCGAACCGTGCGATAGGGCACACTGTCGAGTTGCGCCAACACGCCAACGGCGTACTGCTCCATCTGGAGGATCGCCGAGTGCCAGGCGTCGGCCATGCCATCCTTGAAGTCGATCAACTCGACCAACTCATCGAACTGGTCATGGATCTGAACGTCAACCGTACCCGACAGATCGCTGCGCCCGGTCAGGCTGAACGGATCCACGCGCTTCTCGCTCATCACACGGGCTAATCCCATCGAGCGATCCACACGCTGCTTGATGTAGTCGGTGGCGATAGCCACACGCAGGGCGCGGCCCTCCTCGACCTTGAACTCACCCTCGTGATCAGTGATCGTCTCACCGATCATGGTCTGAGGCTCGACCCTGAGCGTGATGCAGTGCTCAAGCAGCGAGTGGGTGTGAGTGCCGTCGATCGCAGCAGGCCCGGACGGAGGATCGGGATACTTCGCCTCTTCCCGAATCGAGCCGGGGCAGAGCGACCAGCGGATGCGCTTGCTGGGCGACAGGGTGGCGTGACTCATTTCAGCGCCTCAACACCAGCGAACAGGGCACCGTAGTGCTCCGGCTTCACATCGTTGATATTCTGATAGCCCAGGCCAACGAGCACCTGCTGGATCTGAGCACCCTTCTGAGCACCGAGCGCCTTGTAGGACGACATCACATAGTCAATCAGTCCCTTCGGATCGCTGAACGGCGCAGTGGGTGCGGCGACAGCGGGCGTGGGCGCGACGACGGGCTGGAACGTCGGCGGCGCGGGCATGGCGACAGCAGGAGCAGGTGCGGCCAGAACAGGAGCAGCGACGGGTGCGGGCGCAGAAGCCGCAGCAGCCGGTGCCTGCTTCATGGTTGCAATCAGTTCCTGCACGGCTGCGGTCAGGGCTTCAATCTTCGTTTCGAGTGACATATAAACTCTCTTTCTTCGGTTGGGCTGGGGGTTGGATTACAAGACGATCTTCAAGCCACGCATCAACGAACTCGCGCACCACCTCGGACGATCCGCCGAAGCGGCGTGCCTTGGCGCGGAATTCCTGGTGCGTTTGCATTGGGATTCGCACGGTGAGGAAAACAGTTTTCTTGTTCATGGGTTGCAATCATAGCACAGAATCTGTACAGTGCAAGTACCCCGTGCAACTGGAGAGACAATGAAAGCCGGAGATTGGGTCAGGCACAAGAAGATTGAGCAGGCGCTGTACGTCGAGCGCGTGAACGACGACGGTACGGTCTGCGTGCGTTCGCCAGCAGCGGATGGCTGGCCGTTCCCGGTGAGCCTGACGATGGAGCGCAGCGAGGTGCGTATCATCCGTGCGCCCAAGCAGGCGGATGATGACTTCGAGGAGGCACCATTTTGAAGGTTTACAAGAGATGCGACGCGCAATGCTACAAGTGCAATCAGTGCAGGGAATTTGAGAAAGTTGTTGAGGAGATTGATCTTGAACGAGTCAGCAAGCAGCAGCGAAAAGAACAAGCCGACAAAGAGCGAAACAAAGATGCCCCTAACCGATGAAGTCGAGCAGGCGCACGGCGTGAGGAGCAGACGGTGAGTGAAAACACAGTGATGCCCGCCGCCAGTGGCGAAGTCTACTGGCGCGATCCTAGCGAGGAACCGCCGCCTCGCGGGGTCAAGTTGTTGATCCTGACCAGCGGGGGCGTTGCGGCCATTGGCGATTGGGTGGATGACAGCAACTTCGTGGCGTGGTCGCCGCTGCCGAGGAAAAGAAAATGAGTGATGACATGCACACATGCAGTCCGCTCTGTGAGCGCCCGATCTGCGTGGCAGTCAGGAAAGCTGTGGAAGCCGAGCGCGAGGCGTGTGCCCTGCTGTGCGAGAGGATCAAGCTGAAAGGGCGCGAGGTCTTTGCAGACGCCATCAGGAGCCGAAATGAGTCTCAGTGATCGCGTACTGTCGCTGCTGCGCGACGGCCCCATGACGACCGAGCAGATCAGGGCGGGTCTTGGCACATCGCGCTCGACAACAAACAACGTCATCAAGCATCTGCGTGAGACTGCTCGCGTCTGCATCTCTCACTTTGAACCCACCGGCGTCAAGCCCGTCGCCTATTACGGGCTGGGCAAGACGGACGCACCTCGACCGTTGCCGATCACGGCCGAAGAAAAGAACCGCAGACGCCGGGAAGCGAAAGCCCGCGAGAAGGCCGCGCTTGAGTACAAGCCCACTATCAGGCGCGACGTTGCCGCGAGTTGGATATGAGAGCCAGGTCTGACATCAGCGCCATGCAGGCTGACTTGATTAACTCATTGTCCGAGGTGCGCGGCCTGATCACGACCGAGCATGAGGTCGCCTGGGCGCACATCGAAACCTTTTGCGCGATTGCCCTGCGGATCATCAGCAAGACAAACCCGAGCAAGGTCAGGGACGCAGCGATGGCCGAGGAGATCAAGGCTCGCATCGACGGTCGAGAGGTGCTGGAATGAGTCTCGCCTGCCCTGCGTGTGAGCACACAAGCTCGAAGGTGACAGAGACGCGCACAGGCCCGTATGGCTGGCCTCGTCGGCGTCGTCGCTGCGACAACTGCGCGATGCACTGGACGACGCTGGAAGTGCCTGAGTCGATTCTGGCGATCGAGCAGCCTGTGACTGAGGCAGACGAGTGAGCGCCAAAATAAAACCCCGCTGGTGCGAGCCAGCGGGGCAACCCATTACCACAAACCCTCGGGGAAAGCGACCGAGTGAGCGTATCCTATGATGAATCAGACGACAGTGCAACACCCCGCCTCCGTTGACGCCTACATCCGGCACGGTTGGAGTCTGGTGCCCATCCAGCCCGGCACCAAGGCTCCCCAGGGTGCCGGATGGAACCGTCCGGGCGCTCACCTGCGCTCCCAGGCCGACCTGCCACCGGGCTACGGCATTGGGTTAGCCCATGCGTACAGCGGCACGATGGCGCTTGATATTGACGACTGGGACGCCGCGGTCACGATGCTGGCCATGTTTGGCATTGATCTACCCGCGCTCTACGATGCGCCTGATGCTGTGGTGATCGACAGCAGCAACCCAGGCCACGGTAAGCTGCTCTACGCGATGCCTGGCGGCATGACGCGACCGAGCAGGAAGGTTACCGCAGGCGCGAGCACCATCTTCGAGTTGCGCTGCGCCACCGCTGAGAACCTCACGGTACAGGACGTTCTGCCGCCTAGCATCCACCCGGCGACGGGCCAACCCTACCGCTGGGCTGGGCGCGGGCACTGGAGCCGCCTGCCGATGATCCCACCGGCGATTCTGGATCTCTGGAACGTCCTGAACGCCGAGGTGCCGATTGAGGCGACTGATCCGGTCACCGCGTCATGGGACGAGGTGAGAAGCGCAATCGAGGCGATCAATCCAGACTGTTCACGCGAGGACTGGATCACGGTCGGCATGGCGCTGCACTATGCCTCGGTAGCCGATGGGGATGCTTCCAAGGGTCTGCCGATATGGGATGCATGGTCGAGTAAGAGTACTGCGAAGTACCCCGGCGAGCGTGCGATGCAGGCTCAGTGGCGATCATTCCGCGCCGACAAAGGCGAGAAGATCACTATCGCAAGCCTGTTCCATCTCGCCCAGCAAGCGGGCTGGGTGCGCCCTGCGCCCGATGTGAAGCACCTTTTTGGCCCCGTGCGCGAGGCGGTGACCGGCATCGACGGCGAGGCGGCGCTGCGGCCTGCGGTCGATCCGGCATGGTTCCCAAAGATACTGGCCGATCGGGCGCTTGAGGTTTCACGCACGGTCGGCTGCGACCCCATCGTGCCGCTGTGGTCGGGCATGGCGGCAGTCTGTGGGGCGGTCACCGCGCAGAGCCGACTCGAACTGATGCGCGGTTATCAGGTGCCGCCCATCCTCTGGCTGATGACGATCGGGTCGCCCGCCGATAAGAAAACACCAGGATCGTCCCCGATGGTCGAGCCGCTGCACGCGCTAGAGGATGAGGATACGCCTCACTGGCGCAAGCGGTTGCTGGAATGGGAGGGGAGGGAGGCGCTTTATAACGCGCAGAAGAAGGACTTTCTTGAGGCTGCAAGCACCGGCATCGGAACTATGGCGGGGGCCATGCCGCATGTTGATGATCTGCCGCTTCAGCCTCAGAAGCTAAAGATCAAGGTGAGCGATATCACCAGCCAGAAGCTTGTCCGATACTGCGCGGATCGTCCGAGGGGCTTGCTCTGCTACCTCGATGAAATGGCAGGCTGGGCGAAGAAAATGAACGATCGCAATACCACCGAGGATCGTTCCGCATGGGTCCAGGCGTACGAGGGTAGGCGGTATGAATACGATCGGGTCGGCGGTGGATCTGTTGTGGCCGATGTTTTCGCAGTGAGCGTCTACGGGAACATCCAGCCGCAGGTGTATCAGGACTGCTCTACCAGCTTGTCCGCCGATGGGCTGCTTCAGCGTTTCATACCGGGGCTGCTCGACACCACGCTCACGAGGCGAGGTGATCCGTTGGATGATGGCACCTTGTCTGACCGATGGGAGCAGACAATCCGATTGATTTATGCGCTACCGGAGCAGGTGTATACCCTGTCTGATGATGCCTACACGGTATTCCGCGAATTTCAGTTATGGTTTGAACAAACGAAGCAAGACGAGGCGGTTATGGAGGCCGATGCTCGCTTTATGACCGGACTAGGCAAACTTGAAGGAACCACGGCCAGGATCGCGCTGATTTTCCACCTGATCGAGTCACCCTTCAGCACCAGCGTGTCCGCCGATACGATGCGAAGGGCCATTGCGCTCACCCGAAAGTACATCTTACCGGCCCTGCGCTACCTCGCTACAGGTAAGGCTGAGTCTATGGGCCGATGGGTGATGAACTGGCTCCTGTATCACGCTGACAATCGGGCAGAAGTTACCCTGTCCGAAGTTAAACGAGCAGCTAGGCGCAAGCTTGAGGGTGTGAATAGCCTATGGGTTCAGGATCGAATGGTTTTGGATGCGATGGCGGAATTAGAGGATGCAGGTTGGTTGATTCGGACCGATGATGGATCGAAAGAGCATTTGCACTATGCATCTTGGGCGGTGAATCCGGGCATTCAGACGCTAGATAAGAAGAGGGTGCGGGTCATCATTGCCCGCCAGCGTCAGGAAGATGAGCGCAGGCGCATAGCGGGCCTGCCGCGCAAATTGATCCGAGGGTATGAAGAGTGGATGGAGGCGGATCTGCGGGCTGATGATCGGCCGTTATGGGATTGGCAGAACACAGGCACAGAATGACAGAACGGCCCGCTGAGGGCCGTTTGTCTTGGTGCCAAGGGGTCGCCCTATCTGGGAACGAATTGATCGTGTAGCGCGGGCGATAGCGCCTCGACTGTGCCGAGCACGGACAGCAGCCGATCGGCGACCGCCGGGGGTTTGCGTTGCCCGCCTTTCCAATTGCGCCATGTAGTGATTTTGACTCCGAGATACGCAGCCATTCGATGATCATTGAGCGCGAGCCGGGCTTGCGTGGCGAGTAGATTGTCTTTTGTGTCCATGAGTTACTTTCGATTGAATACAGCAAGGATGAGCGTGACGAGCGCGCTCAGGATAAAGGCGAGGATCATTGGATGATTCCAGCGAGCATCAAGACAATCAGCACAATCCACGCAATGATGCTTGAGGCGAATACGATCCGATCTATGCGCCGATGGTAGGCGCTGTCGCCATCTAGGGGCAGATGGCCCGTCATGGGCCTATAAGCGCTATATGAACCTGATGGGCCGCGCCGAGTGAAGCGCTGGGGTTGATAAGCTTGTCCGATTTTGATCTTGCTCATGATTGCACCTCAGCAAGTAATAAGGTGGGCGATGGTTTGCATGTTGGCTTTCCAAGTGCGCCCCCGGAGGGGCGAGTGTGTTGTCAGGCTTGCGAGCAGTCTTGAGCGTACTGGCTCACCATCGATTTGATCTCGCTCCAGTCGTGGCAGAAGTGATCGCCATCAAAGGGATCAGTCCAACCTGGGATCTGGGTCAGTGCTTTGGGCGGCCAGACATTCCAGCCAAAATCAAGTCGCTCGATCTCGATGCCGTGCTTGGCGGCAACAGGTTTGGCCCACTCGCGGTCTTTGCGGAATGTGTCGGGCTTGCGGACGGGCTTGCTACTAAACATTTTGCTGAGGCTGCGTTGGATCGTGTTCATGGTTCAGGTTCCGGTTGTGTGCGCTGCGGTGTGCAACGCATGAAGCACATATTATCAATGGGTTTGCTGTGCGTCAATGGGTTTATGTGTCAAAAGTGTGAATAATTTAGCAATGGGTTTTGGGTTTCGGGGGTGTGACAAATGCCCTAGGAAACGAGGGGTAAGAAAATGCAAATTCACCAATGGGTTTGGGGGTTAAAAATGTGAAACGTAAACGCCATTTGTCACACCCCCTTCGTCAAAACCCATTGAATGCATCAACGGGTCGCACCGTGCGTCAATGGATTTGATTTCGTGCATCAACGGGTTCACCTGATCACAATGGGTTCTGTGCATCAATGGGTTCTAAAACCCAATGGTCAATGGGTTCTGTGCATCAATGAGTTCTAAAACCCGCTGAGATGCCTGCTCAATGGGTTCGCGGATCGCGTGGTGCGCGGGTGCGGCCGCAGGCTAGTGGCTCTGCGCTGCCTGGGCGCCGATAGGGGGAGGGGAGGGCCGAGCCGATGGGTCAACAGAAGCGGTGGCATCACGCACCATTTTTTATTTTTTCAAAAATCAGAAACCCATTGACACATCGCCCCAACTACCCACTAACTTGACACCCACCCTCGTCGTAGCCACAATCAAAAGCACTATGGACACGCAAACCGTAGGCGCACAGTCGTCTCTGCCGGACTGGCTGACCCCATCCGCCAGTCAATCTGTCACACCCCTGCCCGCGCCCCAGTCCCCCAAGGTTTTAACTCGTGAACTCATGCTGGTGCAGTTTGAGTCAATGTTTGAGCGCGTCTTGACTGAGATCACCAGAGGGCAGACCCTCAAGTCGATCATTTCGAACGACGCCCGCAACATCGACTACGACGCCTTCTGGCAGTGGATCAAGAAAGATCCCCGGCGTGTACAGCGCTACAAGGAGGCGAAGGAACTTCGCACGGAGTGGTGGGCTGGGCGCATGATCGAGATTGCCGAGGGTGGCGATACAACCGAGGACGTACAGCGATCCAAGTTGCAGATCGACACTTATAAGTGGCTCATGCAGGCTGACAATCGCAAGACATACGGCGAGTCGCGCCAAGTGGAGTTGTCCACATCCATCTCGATCACCGCAGCGTTGGAGCAGGCAAACGCTCGCATGCTGAACGTGATCGACATGGTGGATGCCCCTGCGCTAACGCACCAAGACGAGGATAACGAGTCGTAATGCAAAAGCCGATCTATTCGTCTGAAGATGAGCAGACCCTGATGGCGCAGTTGTGGTCGCCGCAGATTAAGGACGACCCCGAGGCGTTTGTCATGTTTGCGTTCCCGTGGGGGCAGAAGAACACACCGCTGGAAAATTTTAAAGGACCGCGCAAGTGGCAGCGCGAGGTGCTGCGCGAGATCCGCATAGTCATTAAGGACAATCGAGGACACATCTCGCAGGGTGAGGTCATCGAGGCGATGCGCCAAGCGGTGGCCTCCGGGCGCGGGGTGGGCAAGTCGGCGCTGGTCAGTTGGCTCATCCTGTGGATGCTGACCACTCGTATTGGCGCAAGTGTGATCGTAAGCGCCAACTCAGAGGCGCAGCTTCGCAAGGTCACATGGGGCGAGTTAACTAAGTGGGCCACAATGGCGCTCAACTCGCACTGGTGGGAACCGACAGCCACGAGCCTGCAGCCTGCCCAGTGGCTCACCACCCTCGTCGAGCGGGATCTGAAGAAAGGTACACGCTACTGGGGCGCTGAGGGGAAGCTCTGGAGT